TTTCCTGATTCTCATCAGAAATATCTGCAGGTTCAGTTTTGTTCAGCAAACCCTTTGCATTCAACAGTTCAGTATAAAACTGAGTGTAGTGCAGTTTGCCTTCCACCTCATAACCACATGCCCGAACGATTTCAGACATTTTGGCAGGCGGTTCTTGTGCCTGCATTTCGGTCACTTTGGAGATGAGTTCGGTGCCTTTGAGCATGGGGTGATCCCTCAAGAACAAATGTAATGTAGCAGGGTTGAGGGTGCCGTGGGGCACCCGATGTGCCAGTTCTCAAACTGCCAGCGCACCAGCAGGAATCTCTACCAGTTCGGGAGATTGGTCATCTTCAAACTGGTGCATGTTGTAGCATACCCATTCACCATTTGTGAACAGATAGGCAAACTCTTCACCATCGGAGAGATACTCTTCCAGTGAAGCATCATGATAAGGAGGGCAATCCTCACCACGGGCACTATAATATTCGGGTTCCTTATCTTCACCCCAGCAGGTAGACATATCACCACCGTCAATCAGTTCGGCAGCAAGTTCTTTGCTGTTATAATGTGTGGTGAGAATACGACCCAACCATTCAGGATATCCATCCCAGTGATGATACACCGAGAGCACAGATTCATCGGCAAGTTGAATGCCAATACGTGAGCGAGTTGCCATGGATGGTGTTTCAGGTGAACGAATGTAATTTAACCCCCCAGCACCAGAAGCGCAAGGGGGTGTGTGCCAGTATCAGAATTGGCACATGGCACTCAACCGATTGCGAATGTCAAACAATTCCATCTCATCCATATCTGCAGAATCAAGATCTACAGGTGCAAATTCTTCAAGATTAATTGTACCATTCGTGTAGATCGGAGCATAATACAATTCATCACCATCTTCTTGGGAGAGAGTATATACACAACCGTGATCAGGAACAGTGATGAAAACCATGGGGCGTTGTGTGTTGAACAGAACCAACATAAACCCTCTTCGGGGTGCTTCAAGGCAACACTGTGCCAGTTCTTATAGTGGCACACATAACACCATCGTGATATAATATTATGATACTTGTGCCACTATAAGAACTGGCACACCATCAATACGGATCGTGATCTCTGATGGTAGAATAGACTTCTTCATCACCCTGCAAGTCTAATATTTCTCTCCAATTGAGATCTTCTAGATCTAGATCATCATAACACTCAATGTACAGAGTGACACTTACCTTGCGTTTTTGTGCGATCATGTGTATCTCCTGCGGTGTGTGAGTATTGTATCATGCATAGTGGCGATATGCAAGATCTTGATAATCTTGCCCATCACGTGCATAATCATCATCCTCGTGCAGATCTCGTACATGATTCTCGTAGTACGAATCTTCATCGAGGCTACAATCATTCCCGTAATAATCGCTCTCGTAGTCGTCGTACATAACTCGTAGTAGTTTGATGAACGTGTGTATATTGTATCACGATCTCGTAGGAACTGCAAGCCCTTGTGCTCGCCCAGATCTCGTACCAGATTATGATACTGTTATATATGCATATAATGCTCGTAATGTTAAGATATGCTGATATTATAAGATCTCGTAATGCGATCTCGTGCAGATCTCGTAGTCTTATAAGGATGTCTGATCTCGTGAGGATCTCGTAACAGTTTTATGGGGGCGGCGGGGTAAAACTTGACAAACTGCGCGTTTTATGCTATGCTCGCCAACCTCACAAGACTCGGACACATTTACAAGCATTTACAAGCATTTACAAGCATTTACAAGCATTTACAAGCATTTAGAGACATTTATAAGGTATTAGAGGCATTTAAAGATATTATAAGACTATTTCACAACATAATACTATCATTATATCACACAATAACAGATTTTTTCTCATTATTGGCATTCTCACACATCGCAAAAAAGCACACAATTAGAAAGGTATATATAACACTATAATTAGTATATTAAACACTATAAAATATGGCATTTCTAACAACATGGTACGAAACACATCTACCACAAGAGATTGTGAATATACTTATTGAAGACATTCAAAAGTTTGATTCTCATATGCAAGATTCAACACTCATAGAAAATAAAATTGATAAACAAAAAAGAAATAGTAAAAACGTATGGATACCAACAACACACTGGATTGGTGGTTTTCTATGGCACTACATTCAAAGAGCAAATGCCGAAAACTTTTATTATGACATCACTGGAATTGATGGTCAATGTATTCAATATACAAAATATGATGAAGGATCATATTATGGATGGCACGTGGATCAAGGATTAGATACATATCACAAACCATCATTAATACCATCACAAGCAACTAATATAAAAGAAGATTTAAATACAATACAAGGACAGTATATTAGAAAATTATCATTTACATTGCAATTATCAGATCCAGAATCTTATACAGGTGGTGACATTCAATTTTTAGATAATAACGATAATACATATTTCGCACCAAAAAGTCAGGGATCACTCATTATATTTGATTCAAGAATAAAACATAGAGTTAGAACAATTAAATCAGGTGTGCGTAAGAGTTTAGTTGGTTGGGTAATGGGTCCTAGATTTAAATAATATGGCACGAGGTATCATTTACTTAATCATCAACAAAGAGAATGGATTCAAGTTTGTGGATTATACTCTACAACCCATGAATAAGGAATGGCAATCTCACATACAAAAAGCAAATAAGATGTCATCCGAACCATTACACAGAGCATTTCGTCAATACGGAATACATCGGTTTGGTATACAAGAGATTGAAGACTGTGATGAAAGAGAATTTGAAGATAAAAAGAAAAATTGGATTGAATATTATAACAGTTACAATCAAGGATATAACTATCGTATCTTTGAAGAAGATGAAGACGATGAAGATGATGAAATTATAGTACCACTTGAAATTAAAAAATCAACTTCTTTACATGTATTTACGGATGAAGATAGAAGTAAAAGTAAACGTATTGGATGTAAAGTACAAGGAAAGAATGTTGAAACTGGTGAAATTAAATTATGGAATTCGGCATCAGAAGCAGCAATAGAAGTTACTGGTAATGCAAGAAAGAATTCAAATATATTATCCTGCGCCCGTAATTGTTATAGATGTTATGGATACAAATGGTCAATGATTGAAGAGAATACTAGAAATAGATCCATCTTTGGCATACACAAAAAAACGGAGAGATTAGGTCCCCGTTATGAAAGTGTTGCCGAAGGTTTAAGACAATTACGTGGTGCAGGTAGAGGTATGGGACTCATTAAGAGTTTAAATCATCCTGGACGCTACAGTTTCAGAGGTTTCTATTGGTATTATGGTTAGAACCAAGAAGCACCTGTTTCGTTATTTTCCCAACGATTAATTGGGCACTTGGATGCGGTAAAAGAAACTTTCTGCTTTAAAAAACAACCACATTGTTTACATCTTATATCTTCTTGGGAAAAGTATTCGCACTGATTACAAATGCCCATTCTTCTATTTTGCTCTTCTTCGGATACAAATAACTGATTACCCTTTAATACATCAGTAATTGCATCCTGTACCAGATTTACAATGTTCTTTGCCTGATCTGGAATTGAAGGATACTGTTGTTCTTCACTCATTTTCTTCTGTGCTCTCAGATTGTTTAATTAGTTCATTTACCAAATCAGTGCTTGAGTCTTTTTCAAGTCTTTCAATTGCTTCTTTATAATTTACTTCAAATTGCTCTTCGGCACTCAATAAATTAATCCACGATGAATCATTTGACAAATCATTAATGATTTTTTCTGCCTGATCTATGTGTTCTTTCATTAGTCTATCATCATTTACCCATTTACGCAAAGGACATTGTTCATAAGGTCGTTTAACTTTTCCTTGTAAATTGCAATTACAAAGAGCACAATGTTCATCTAGATTATTATACTTTTTTTTATCAATGCTAATATGTTCACAAGCCTGGCATATTTTAAATCTTTTTTCGGAAATTTCCGAATCTACATCAGAAAACTCAAGTTTATAAGTTTCTACATTGGATAATATGCGTACCATTTCAGTGAATTTCTCCTTTTCAAGAGGAGTTAACTCAAACGATTTAAACTTATTAATATATGATTTTAAGAATTTAGACGGATTTCTCATAGTATATTTCTAAAGTCTACATGTTTATATATTTAAATTATGTTATATTTTTTAAAAGGGTAAATGTTGTATAAGCAACTATAGTTCCAGTCTGATCATTTGTTCGGATCGCAACAATAATTTCTTTGGCATCTTCTGAAACATCATCCGTTGCCGCAGTTACATTGAATGAGGCAGTTCCACTATTAATTGTAACATATCCCCAAAGTCTATTTCCACTTGGATTTTCTTGGAAATCATATTCTGCAATATCAAATGCATCCAAAGTATAGAATAAATCTGTTCCGTTATCTACATTTGTTGTTGTTATCGTAAATGCAATTGTCTCCCCTTCTGTGATAGAAGGTTTATCCTTAGCAACCGAATAAGTGGGAAATGCTGGAAATATAAATGAAGTTGCTGCTCCACTTGTAACATCAGTTGTATTTTGTGCATATGGACCAGAAACTTCTCCAGAAGGATAAGTTGAATCTGCAGGTTCAATAATTACATGATACATTCCAGATCCACCTTTGATCGCAATTCCACCTTTTCCACCTTTTCCACTATTTGGTGTTGATTCTCCAGGACCGCCATAATCTCCGCCAGCACCACCATCCTCACCATTTTCACCAGGTCCGCCAGGTCCGCCATTTTGACCTGGTGATCCAGGAGCACCAGCTTGACCTTGAGCACCTTGTTGACCTTTAAAACCTTGTTGACCTTTAGAACCATCTTGTCCGTCTTGTGCATACTCTAAAGTATTCGCACCAACGCAACTTTCAGCTTCTTGCCCTTCTTGTGCATATGCAGCATAACCACCCGATTGCCCCGATGCACCAGCTTGACCTTGTGATCCTGCTGATCCTTTATCTGCTGTTGCGCCTGCAGCACCAGCTTGACCAGCAGCACCAGCTTGACCAGCATTGGTAGAATTATAATAACCTTTTCCTTTTCCACCTTTTCCACCAGAACCACCTTTTCCACCAGCACCACCATAACCACCTTTTCCACCAGCACCACCTGCGCCACCAGCACCACCTGCGCCACCAGCACCACCTACGCCACCATCACTTCCTGCTCCACCATCACCACCAAATATTGTATATTTGTTGTATTTCCAACAATATGATTCTCTAACTGATCTGCGATCCCACCAACTACCACATCCACCAGCAGGAGCAAAATAACATCCCATAGTTTCCCATCCATTAGGGCAATCATTACATCCTTTAGGATCACCACAGTTGTCTGGAGATTGTTTATCTACAAGTTCTTGACATTTTCCATTAGCACCAGGAGCACCATTAGGTCCAGGAGCACCATCAGGTCCTTGAGCGCCATCTGCACCTTTTTCTCCTGGTGATCCAGAATCACCTGGTGATCCTGGTGATCCTGGTGATCCTGGATCACCAGTTACTCCTGCTTCTCCACCACCACCACCAGCTCTTATCTTTCCATTTGCTTTTACTATAAACCTTAATTTATGATTGGCATCAAGATTTATTGCATCTCCACCATCACCACCAGGGGGATCATCCAAAGTTCCACCAACACCAGCAGTTCCGACTATTGTGCCAGTAACTTCAACATTTACATTTCTTGCATCTCCAGACCAATTAAAAGATGCTAAAGTATTATCATCAGATCCTACTAATCCAGCTACCCTCAGTATTTTTTGAACATTTCTATTTAAATTACCACCCCAATCCGAATATGAATCTCCATATAAATTTTCATCTGTTCCAGACTGACGTAAAATAAGTTGCTTTACACTATTTCTAAAATTAGATAAAAATATATTGTTTCCAGAATTAATTGCTGGAATATTTTCATTCTCATCAGCATCTGGAACAATTGGATTTGTTACTGTTATATTTGTTTCACGATATAATTCACTAGCTTTTATTGGTCCATCTATTACAGTTCCATCAGCATTTTTTTTAAAATTAGAACGCAAATCTTTAAATTTTATTGGACCTGTTTTAAATAAAACACTAGTAATATTTGAAACGCTCATTTTTATATGACGCTTTACCTGTAAGTAAAATTATTTAGACATATTGCAAAAAATATCATCACCATATTTTAAAATTCTAATATTAAAAGAAATTGTAATTCTTGGATTCCCTGGTGTTGAAATACCAGGTCTAACAAAATGCTCCAAATAAGATGGAAACATGATTAAATCACCTTCATTAACATTCATTTCATATATTTCATTATAATGATTTGAATCAAATTCTAAATAATGACTTCTTAGTTTACGATTAGGATCTATAAAACAAAGATTTGTATGTACAGAAGAGTCAAATGATAAAAAATGAACACATGAGAAATGGATAGGACTCATAGAAGATCCAAGATGAGTATGTGGTTCTTGATATTCACCATTTTCATAGTAATTAAACCATATTGAACCCATAATCATTTGCCATTGTTTATCAAAAAATGACTCTAATACTTTTGCATATTGCGATTTAATCTCTGCTGATAATTCTTCCTTTTCAAAAATAGAATTTACTTTCTCATTTTCAAAGGATGTAATAATTTTAGTCGTTAACCATCCTTTTGGTGGTGAAGATAACTGATTTTTATATTTTTCAATGCTAGGAATTAAAAGACTCTTTATTTTTTCATTATCTTTTACAGAATTATGAAAAATATTAATAGGAAATAGTTGTTTCTGATATTTACTCATAATTAAAATTACATTTCAGTATACTTTTCACTATTGCTATTATAAGAACTTTCAATAAAAATTTCAATTTGTGTTTCATCATTCCAGTGTCGTATGACACCAGCAATAATAAAACAGTTAGTAATCAAATAAGTTGCAAAGATCACAGTTCGGATCAGTGCAACTTTATCAGACTCTTTATCACATTTAGATGCTTTTTCACCAAGTGCTTTTGCCCACCATCTCCATGGACTTTTAGGTTTCATAAATTGATTCTCTTGATTTAACATATTCTAATTGATTCCACTGATTTGCATAGCACAAAACAAGCAGTCTATCATTCGCATGAAGGCAACATGCTTCATAATTTTCACAATCTTTAAGGCGTACAAATTGTTCTATTGTAATGTAATCTTTGCATTTAAAATAGACCCAACCTTCTACGCCCTTACCATCATTCCATTTTACATAATCATTAACGTGTGGAATGTATTTCATGGTTCACGTAATGAACACATCAACAATACGTGAGTTCTCTTCATCAACAAGTGCAAACTTATGTGCATTTACCACACGTTCCATGATACGGTCAGTATAACGATCATCAAAATCATCACATTCTGCAAGAATCTCAAATGCCTCTGTATCAGATTCTGCAATCAAACTCACCGTTCCACCATATTCGGAAGAAGGGAAAGGGACCCAGTAGTTTACGATGTAAAGATACTTCATTTGTTGTTTTAAATTACTTCTTAATTGTAGAGGAATGTGCAAGATTTGTCAATTGACGTTGAAGTTCACATTTCATACTGATTAAATGTGAATACAGAAAAGATTGATATTCATTACCATCTATCAGAGAGGTAAGATTATCAATCTGTTGCAGTGCTAGAATTAGTTTAGTCTTTTGGTTCATGATCAATTGGTTCTTCCCAATTTGGATTGTTTGCATTCAAAATATAATTGATTATAATACCACCAATCATAGCACCACTAAATGCAAATAGAAACGTAATCATACAAACTCCGCAAGATAGTAATCAACAGTCACTTCCAGTTCTGCTGCTTTTCTTTCAAGTTCACTTTCAAGAATCATTTTAGACTCCTGTTTACGCATTTCATATTGCAGATATTCCTGTTTGGCATCATGGTACATTTCCTGAACTTCTGCATGTTTGCTGAAATCAATAAATGCTTTGATAAATTGTTTGATGTCGTCTTTGTTCATTTTTTGTTGTAAGGGCAATCGGGATGATGAGTAAAATGAGCACATGCATCATGTGCTTTGAATAGTTCTTGATCACGTTTGATCATCATACCATTCCACATGAGAATGGCAATCACAAGAAAGAACCAGTGATAAGTTTTCATTAGCAAGCACCTGCCATAGGATTACCGAGTTGAGGGAGATTGGAGTTGTCACCTGTTTGCGTGTAACCATATGCAATACGCTCACGAATATCAAGCAGCATTTCTACCTTATTGAGAAACTTCTTGGACACTTGACCATGAGGAGCAAAGGTAACTGCACGAAGAACCCAAGTTTCAGAAATATCACCATAGGGAGTTTTCACAGGATAAAAGTCAACAACCATGTTGCCGTCCTTGCTGGTGAGTTGAGGCATCTGCATGGGGTGTTCCCTTGATTACCTTGTAATTATAGGTCAGAACGAGGGCACCACGTCGTATCGCAGTCCAGTTTGTGAACTGTCCATCTGCTCAAACACAGTATAGAGTTTGTTGTACAGTGCTGGAACACTACCATATTCTCTGGCAAGGCGAATTTGATCAATATTTTCTAAATTTTGGAGCGCAGACAAGATAATTCCCATCTCATGCACATTTAGATTTACAGTTGTTTCAGTCATAAGTAAATACTAGTTTTTTACTACTTGTAAGAAATGGGATATGCAAACCCTTCCCATTTTTTGATTATGATATTGGTCACTCATTAACACTGGAGTTACGTGATGAGTAATTTGAGATGGAAAGATTAGCATTTTATTATTTTTAATTTCAATTTTATGATCATATTGAGAAAACACAAAATCTCCACCAACAAATTTCTTTGGTTTTTTAAAAGTCCAAAACAAAGAAGTTATGTAATAAGCATCTTTATGAGGTAAATAATGATCTCCATTTTCATAAAATGAAAATGCTGTGTAATCAGAAGTTCCTTGAACTGATTGGAAAAACCAAGATTTATGATTTTTAAATATTTTAAAGTTGTTGGAATATAATTTTCTATTTACGGTTAATATATTAGATAAATTTCTATTTTGACCATATAATTTATCCAAATATATACACCTATTATTTTTTAATGGTTTTCCATTTATCTTAGCAGATCCAACTGATCTTTCAATTTTATGATCATAATATAAAAATTCTATTTCTTCCCATATTAAATTTAATTCATCAGAGGTATAAAAATTTTCTATCTCTATGTATGGAAATCCAATGTCTTGGCATTTTATATCCATAAACTTCAATCCCAACTAACATTTTGAAGCAGAACTCCAGGCATCACATAAGTCCATGTTCCAAGTCCATCAACTCCACCAACCTTATACTCCCATTTATATTCATATTTGTTGTAACTGTCCCAGGTCATATATCCCTTTTCTTTATCAAATCGTCCCTTGACTGTTAGTTGAAACCGATTCGCATAGATGTTCCGAGTGCGAAGAGCACCACCAGTTTCGCGTGTTTCAATCACAACACAATTGTCCATCATAAACTCTTGCTTGGTTTCAAGAGCACATGGAGTTTCATAACGAAATGGACGATACTCTTTCTTTTGCACTACAGTTTGTGTTTGTGCAAAAGCAGGAGAAGAAAACAGAAGGAAAAGAATGGGAAGAAACTTTTTCATTTGAGGTGTTTGATTAATTCGGAGAAATTTGCCTTACCATGCAATAATATACCAACTATAATGGCAATGTCAAGTAGAAAAAATACTGCAAGGGTGATAGTGAGATAGATCTTATCTTTGTTCACCCGATGACTCTCCAACACACAACAGCATTCCCCTTACGTGGAGAAGCAATATGAGCAAAGGCACCATAAGAAAGATCCAAATCAGCATGAGAATATGGACCACGATCATTCACACGAACAATTACTTGTTTTCCATTATCTTGATTTGTGACTCTAATTTTGCTTCCCATACGTAAGTAAGGGTGAGCAGCAGTCCAACGATAAGCATCAAAGCGTTCTCCATTTGCAGTGGTTTGTCCATGAAATCCATCACCAACACCATAGAATGTTGCGATGCCACATGTAAGTCCAGCAATAAGTCCAATCATTAACTCAATTCAATACGATCAAATACTAGCATACCAATTTCAAAAAGCAAATCATCATCCATGTCACCCATGGCAGAACGAATACCTTCAATCACAGCAGTTTGCATGTATTCTGCATACTCTGGATCTTCATAAATGTAATTGAGCACTGCTGGTTTGAGTGCATCGGCAATCTTGGAAACAGAAGTGTTAGAGAGTTTCATGGTTTCACAGTTTGAATAAGAATTCGTTCTTTGGTAGTGTCCCGTGCTTTTGCAAGTTCCTCAATTGCTTGTTGATTGCGTTTGGGTAATTGATCCCATTCTACTCGTGTTTCAATATAGGGTGGTGGAAGAAATTCATCAAGTTTATACATGAATTTCTCAAGAAAGTTGGAAATAAACTCTGATGTTGCATGTGCAATTGCAACTGGACCAAGTACAATTAACCGAATTGCAACAAAATGTGGAATGTATTTGAGATAGGGATAGGTTTTGTTTTCAGTCATTTGCCTGAGAGTTGGTTCAGATCGTTTGTGATGCGTTGTGCTTCTTGTGGTGATTTACATTCAGATGCGATGTAACTGAAACCATTTGAAAATGTCCTTCGGATCTTATTATTCTCAACAGAATAAGATCCGTATCTAACTGGTGTGAGATTTAGTAGAAATCGGATCATCAGTCTTCAGGATAGAGTTTCCAACCATCAGGGAGAATACCCATTTCTTCGCAGCGCACCTCATAAACAATACGCTTCAGCAAACGCAGAGGCATTTCCTGCTCAATCGTTTTTTGAATAGTGCGGCGCAGTTGGGCGTCGGTGGTGGTGTCGGAGATCATCGGGTGTTCTCTTGATTACCTTGTAATTATACTGCCTGCATCAAGCGGTTGGGGAAGAACTGTGCCACTTGCTGAACCGTCCACCGATTCTTCTCAAACAGGTACTCTAGATATAGTGTTTCTTCCTGTTCCCGTGCCTCTATTTCGTGTGGTTGAAACCAATACTCATACTTTTCGACTGGTTCTTTAGAATAACACAATTTTCCATAACGAAGGCGCAGCGAACCCATCACCCATTGTCGCAGGTGAACCAGTTCATGCAAAAGAGTTTGTATATACAACTCCTCATCCATATAAGTATCCAATTCAATCAGAAACTCACGAGGGCGATATTGATCACCAACCATATCACAATAACCATTCACACCTTCACGTTTCAAACCACGATGCAGGATTTCTACTGTGATTTTATAACGTGGAAAGAACCTATCTAAAAACCAAACGGAAACGTCCTCACAGAGGCGTTTAGAATAACCGTATCCAGAATGCGTGATGTAAGACATTGACCCCAGTGCAAAAACCAAATGAACGAAGAAATGAAGATGAGTTTGTCAGTTGATGTCATAATCACTTTGCGTACAAATAACCACCTGCCCAATCAGCATTCTCAAACAACCATTCACGTTGCTCAATCAAACGCAGATCATAACGCACACCTTTGGCAGGTGCTTTCCAACTGGCAGATTTGTAAACCTCACCAGTTTGCTTATCAACAAATGCATGAACAGAGCGTTGCCCACCACCATCAATAAAGATGATTTTGTGGTACTTACGTCCACTCTCAATAATGAAGTCTATTGGGCATTCATTATTCTTGAGTTCATCAATTTTAGTTGCATGATAAGCAAGACTTTCATCACAGTCAGCAGTAGTAAATGAACGTTTATGCCCACGAATGGCATACTCAACATAATTGTGCTTGAGTGCCTCACAAAGAGTGTAGGTATGCAGCAGAACAGCATCTGCGATGCTCTGCCGTGCCTCTTGCTGGGCAGCATAATCAGCGAAGGTGGTGCTCATGGGTTGATTGCGTATGTACCTATTATAAAGGCACACAGGTGCCTGTGAAGTGCCTGTGTGCCAGTTTGTGAGGTGTCAGTTCTTCACAAACACGTCGATGTTGTGGTAGTTTGGGTACATGGCACATGCCTTGTGCATCGCCCATGTGTTGGTTTTGTACTTACCAACGTAAACGTTTTCTGCAACTAGATTGCCTTGCTTGTCAAAAACGTTTGCGTAGAACTGAAGGGGTTTTTTGGTTGCCATGGTGGTGAACCTTTGAACACACATACTATAGCAAGCACACCATGGCATGTCAACCCACTTTTGATTAGTGTATTTTATGAATCAATCACCAACAATAAGGAAAGATGGTATGACGTAATCTGAAATGGCATTTTTTGAAAAGACTTTGTCCATAACAGTCTTTGTTAGGTTAGGATCAAACAGTTTTCCGCCTTTTTTGGAAACTAATCCATATATGGTCAAAACTATTTGTTTCTTTAACACAACGTTTAATCTCTGTTTACCACCTCTCATAAACATATAAAATGCCTGAAGTTTAGAAAACTTCTCTTCAAGATATTTTTGACTTCTTACTCCCCTAATTGTTGCCAAATCTTGAGAAGAAACCACATTAGTTTGCCATGGATTCAAAATTAAAGCAGTTGCTGCGGGTGATTTTGAATCAGTTCCACCTTTTAATGGTGCAGATAAAGTAATAACTCTTTTTCTAATATCTATTTTTTCTATTCTAGTTCCACTTTCAAGTTTACCATTCTTATCAGTGATGAATATGTAATCATTTGGTTTAATATCACCAACTTTACCTTTAATAATACTATCATATTCTATTTCTGTGGATCTAGCAATTAAACGTTTCGTTCTCAATTTTGTTATTGTTTGACCCTTCTTAAGTGTACTTACAGTTTTAGTAACTTCTTTTTCTGCACCACCTTTAGTAATAGTTACGGTTTTTTCTTTTTTAGTGAGTTGAAGTGCTTCATTCTCTCCATGTATCCCATATTTTGCCAATTCACCTCTATATGGTCTTGATAAATTCTCAACTGCACGCACTAGAAATCTAATGTATGCATCATTATTTAAATACTGTTTAATTTTCATCAAATCTTTTTGCATATAAATGATTTCAGATTTTTCAAAAATAGTTTTAATCTCCCCTGGCATATTACTTTCATTTGTCAATCCTTTATAGATTTCCATAAAAGCACCTTTACGAAGAGTTTGAACTTCTTTAAATATTTGATTGTAATCTGAATAGTTTGTTAATATTTGGTGTATTCCGTTAGTGTTTAAACCACCAGACCATGCAGTTCCACCAGACTTTTGCATATTAAATGTGTCACCTGGAGTATCTAATTTCCATCTTTCTGTGCCACCATCTTCAATATTTACTCCTTCATAATTTAACTCAAAAATTAGATTTGGTTGAAGAGTTTCATCTCTATAGTTAATCTTCTTTATATCTACAAGATCATTAATAAACTTTAATATATTTGGTTTATTACCTTCAGTTAGAACTTGATCAAATGCAAGAAGAAACTTTGTATATGGATCAATATCTGCTTTTCTTTGCTGAAATTTCATCAAAGTTCCAACAATTTTGTATCCAACACTTAAACCCGTTGCAGTTGTTCTATTTCGGTAATCTTCATCAATAGAAATAGTAGATCCTTTTGCTTTCTTTAATGAAATTTGAAAGAGTTGATCATTTTCATAATACTTATCTAATATTGACTTATAAGTATGCTGATTTGTTGCATAATTGCCAACTATATTTGCTTTCTTACTAATGATATATGTGCCAAGTTCTTTTCTTATTGTTCTCTCATAGTTTTTATTAACAATCCAAAGATCTGTTGGGTTGTAAACATCTGGTTTATTTGATATGTTTTTAGTATCTAATGCTGTGTATATTTTTTTAGTACATTCATCTTTTATGAAATACCCAAATTTAGATTTCTGATGATGAATTTGAAAGTTTGTATTTAAATGCAATTTATTAATTAAAAATCTTGCAATGTCAATTGCAGATCTAACCCAACTTCTTCCAGCATCAGAAGAAGTATGAAATACACCAAGATGAGTTTTTATATTATACTGTGCTTTTATTGAATCTAAAATATTTTCTGGATCTTGACCATTATAAAAGTTTTCAAGGTAATCAATAAAATCACCATTAGATGCATTTGGCATGTTTATGAAAAATGCAAGAGCAGCACACTGGAGTATCTCTTGATTAAAAGTATTAGTAGTATAACTTTTATGCATTTTTCCAACGCTTTTAAAATTATTTAGAAAAAAAGGGGAGGTTTTACCCTCCCCTTCAAATCACTTATTCATCTGTAGAGTTGGAACAGGCATACCACCTTCAGTGGGAACATAAATCGTCACATTACCTTTGTTGGAACCTTCTTCCAGTCCAGTGATATACAGATACTGAAGATATTCACGATTATCTTTCAGCGAGTTACCGATGATTTGATTTGCCTTGGCAACACCTTGAGCACGAATTACTTCAGCATCAGCAAGTTGTTGAGCACTATCTTTCTTTGCTTGTGCTTCAAGAACTGCCACCTGCCGAGTATATTCTGCCTTTTGCAGTTCTGCTTTACCTTGCAGAGATTGTGCCCATACGTTGTAGAGAGGACCAACCACAGCGTTGATGATAATCAACGATGCAAAAAAAGATCCACCAATAATGGTCAAATTACGGACAGTGTTATCTTGTGTCATTTTGTAGATACGTTAGATTTGAAGATAAGGTTAGCAAGAAAGATAATAGCAAAGTTCTGCCCGAAGGTCAAGGATACACCAAACCAGGACAGAATTAGTCCAAGCAACCATGCTTCAAACAGAAGTCCAGCAGTTGCAAGAACAATTACACCAAATACAACACCAAGAGCAGTAGTAGTTTTCATGTTCAGATTGCCTCAGTCACCAGTTTAGCACCCTTGAACTTGGATCGGGCACTTTTGTTCTTTGTATCCACACCAGTCACCACAGCAACTTGAGGAGTGCTGGAACCAGTGTAGAGTAGCACATCACCTTTGTTCAGAGCACCAGGAGCACCAACATAATGGGTTTCTTTACCGCCAATAGATGCACTGAAAGTATAAGGTACAACTTCTTCCAGGTCTTTCTTATCAAAAACATGAATTTTACCAGTGCCCTTTTCTTCAATCAAATATTGGTTGCTACTGTTAGTACCGATGTGAATACCATAGGCAATCACACCATCAACAGTGAAAGAATAAAGAGTTTTAGTATCAGCAGTCATTTCAGTTTCCTCATCGTAAAGTTTAAGATCTTGTCCGTAAGCACAAAAAGATTGTTTAGAGTGAAGATACGAACAACTATAGTAATTGGAGTAATGTATGTGAGTAATCTTGGCAGGTTTTTTACCATATTGTTTGATGACAATATCACCAACATTAAAGTTGTTTTGAGTCATAATTAAAGAGATTCAACTTGTGAGAGAAGATTGTCAATATCTTCAGGGGATTGATGTCCAAGAACATCGCTTGTGATGGAAGTATCATAGCAGATTTCCCAGTCTTCTTCAAGTCCTTTGATAATTGCTACTTCATAAAGTCCCTCTTCAACACCATAAGAACCACCAAATCCAGAAGGACTATTAAAACGCACAACACTTACACCATATCCATTCGGGAAGAAGTGTTTTGCTGCAATACCATCTGGAAAATTACCGTGTGGGTGAAAATCAAGATCAGAAAATTTCATAATCAATTGCCGAATCGTTTGGACCAAAGTTCGTAAGAACGCTTTTTCATTTTTTCAATCATTTCATAACGTTGACGAATTTCGGATGCTTTATCAAGTTCATAAGCATCAAAGATCAAAGTTGATCCAATTGCAAAATCAATTGTTTCAAGAGCATGATTCAAAATATCATTGAAAAGATCATGTTCTTCAAAGGTAAACTCCATTGTGACTGATTTTTGATCACAATAGTTTTCTTCGGTGAGATCCACAAGTGGTTTGCTTGAGTACCTTGTTAGTATAGGGCATCTACCAGGGGATTTGAGGTGTTTTGGTCCAGTTCGGCAACTGGCACAGCACTTTCAATACGTTGTTTTGCAATTTTATAGTATGTTTCATCCATTTCAATACCAATAAAATTACGTCCAGTTTGAACTGCAGCAACTCCAGTGGTTCCACTACCCATAGTATTATCTAATACCATATCTCCAGGATTTGTATATGTTTTAATTAAATATTCCATGAGTGCAACTGGTTTTTGTGTAGGATGTAATCCTTTCTCTTGTTTAAATTTCAAAATTGTTTTGGGATATCTAGAACCCTCTGGGTTGTGGCGATGTTTTGATTGAGCACTACCATAAACTTCACCAATTTTACTAACATTTGATGAAAACCCACTATAGGGAGTGGAATGCCACATTTGAGGATTATAAATACACTTCTTACGATAGAACACCAAGACATTTTCATGAGATTTCAAAGGCATAACCTTTGAATTCATAGGATTTGTTCCTTGTGGTTTTTCCCAAATCCATTCATACCGAAAGTTCTCAAGATTTGATGCTGCCAGTATAGTAGTAAATGGTTGTGCTGCAGTGAATACCATGGCAGTATCTTCCTTACAAATACGATTATACTGTTCCCACAATTTATCAAGGGGAATAATAGAATCCCACTTACATGCGGTGGTTCCGTAAGGGAGGTCACATAGAACCATATCTACAGAATTATCTGCAAGTGTTGGTAAAATATCTAAACAATCACCCAATATTAATTTCATAAAATTCTTCGTAGTAATCAAGTTTCATTTCAGTCCAGAGTTGATCGGAGTTAGATCTGATAATTTTAGCATCAAATACTTCAGAAGAACACTTCCATCCATTAAGTTGACCAATATTTGTCCGTTGTCCGTATGTTTCTTCCCATTCTTGTTCGTGATAATTTAAAGTATTGGAATTAATTACAACAAAATAATATCGTTTAGATCCTTTCTTCCATTCATCTTTATCTGTTGCAAGACAAAGAATATAATCTTCTTTTTTATCACTCAAAAATTCAAGTTTTTCGTTTAATGTTTTATACTTTGTCAGACGGGATCCACTAAAAGAAATAATATTTTTATCAATTGATCCACCTTTATTACTAATTCTTATTCCATTGTTCATAGTTTGATCAACGCCAGACTTATGATTAAAATCTGGTTTCCAGTCACTACCTAACCCAGATTCTTTTAGAGAACGTGCAAGAATTTCCTCCCAATATTCTGCCTTACATTGACCACTATAAAGTTCGTGGTGTTTTGTAATATATTGTTTGATAAATGGAATTACTGGTTCAAACATGATTGGAAAATTGTACTTTAACATTATAAAAGGTCTCCCAAGAAATTGGAAGACCCTGTGTGCCAGTTTAGTAACTGGTATCAGTCATCATAAACTCTACACTCAAGTGCATCAGGATGCGTATCACAATAAAGTTCTAGTGATGTTGGATCATGCTCATCATTTGGATGATTCACTTTATAAGTTTCTAATGCATGAAGTTCTTCTTCAGTATGTCTCCGCGCCTGTGGGGATGTTTGTGGATCATCAAGAATTGCCCTATCCTTTTGAATGTGTTGGTCGATGTTATCCATAGTTTTGTAACGTGATGATAATATTTATTTTTTATTCGCTTAATGCACCACCTCTCCAATTCTTTGGCGGTGGGTCGGCACATTTGCCTTCTAGTGAACGAACCATTAATTCTGCAAACTTTTCCATTTTTTCTGCAGAAACTGATGCTGGGCGATAAGTAATAGCATCTTTCAGTGCTACTAATTCATCCCATTCTTCATTTGTAAGAACGTCGGTGCCAGTTTTTGCAAGAGTCATAGGTTTTTTGCGATGTGTCCCAATGTTAGCATTCCAATATATGATTATCTATAAACTTAATGTTTTCTTTGGGATCATGTTACATTACTTAATCTTTATTGAAGAACGGTCCAAAGAATCCAGAATCACCAGATTTCCTACCCTCTAACTTATCAAGTAAACTATCAGTTGTTTGAAGAGATTCAATACGACTGATTAGATCTGCGATCACACTACAAACCATAGGACGTTCTTGACGTGCAGCATATGCAAGAGCATTACGCAAACTTGCTTCTGCTTCTTTAAGACTTGTTTCTACGCTTTCAGAGAGTGCCATAATCAGAATGCTTTTCCAAGAACATCACGAACTTCAGTTACGGAGTCATAACTATATCCAGCAACAGAAATAACTGCCTGACTGTCACGGCACCATACAATTGCTTTCATGTTTCCAATTGTTGCCCACTGGGAATTGCTATCACTTGGAGACATATCACGGGCACCCAGTTCAAAAAATTTAGATCGGGCAGTGTTTCGGCAAGAAATATTATTTGTAATTGCACGTACACCAAGAGACATAGAAGGAGGCATGGTTTCGGAACCACCACTATTACCAAGAGCACCTGCCATAAAACCAAATGAAGTAGATTTGGGAGTAGGACTAGAAGATAATACTGGAGTTGGTTTGGGAGAAGTAATCTCTTCAGCAAGAATAGGGGCACATAAGGGTGTAACAGGGATAGTTACAGCAGCAGCAATAAGAATGTTGTTAATCATTTTAATCGGTCCTCGCATTTAGTATAAAAAATTCCATTTACATAACAGGATTTACCTGCTTCGTAGTATTTTACCACAGGTACTTGTGGTTTTTGATATTCTACCACATTTTTTACGTGGCAGAACATATTATATCCACATAACAAAGTTTCAATCACGATTTTCTTTAATCCAGAATCCGTCAGCAGTCATTTCCCACCCAGCAGCAATTGCTTCATCGTGAGTCATTTGTTTTTGAACTTTTTTGAGTAGATAAGATCCATCACCTTGATCCACCCATTCAATAACATCACCTTCTTTTAAGTTTGCCGCTTCTAACAAATCATCGGGGAATGTTACACAATATTCATCTTCTCCAGTGTCTTCATCTCTAACTTCTTCAACTGGAAGTTGCCACCTTACAACTTTATCTTGCTTTACACTACTCACAGTTGAACCTTTATATTCTAAATCACTATGCCCCCAAGGACGCATACCATCATCACGGTCTTCCCAAAAACTATCCCAAGACTTTTTACACTCTGGAGATGGGTCATCTTTATCACACTGAAGAATTGTATTGTCTTTAACGGGGCGATTTCCACTCAATAGTTCAAGAAGACCATAAGCACGACTGGCACAATCTTTATAGCAATAGTAGTCTTCACGAACTGCTTCACGAATTGTGGAATAAATTTCATGCGGTGATGCTTCACTAGTATTCAGAGCATCATGCACCCATTCTTTGAGTTTACCAAGAGAATACTTTTTATAATCAAGATTGGAGGTCATTGAGGTAGTCTTTGATTGCTTGTTCCATAATAACCTGAATTTCCTTCTGTGTCAACCCATTCATCCAAGACCATTTTGGGTCTTGTGGGTCCCAGTCCATCGTGAACGACCCATCCTCATTTTGTGTTACTTTAAGACTGTCTTCCATATTTAACTGCCGCCAAAGAATATTATTTGAATCATTTTAACAATTTCAATAATAGCAAAGAATGATCTGACTGTCATCATATCCCACATTTTAACTTTATAAAAGTATGGAAACGACATCAAATTTCCAATCATTCGGAAAAGAATACCAAGTTTTACACTATTGAAAAGAATTACTGCATAACCAAAAATAAAAAAAGTATTTCCAATAATTCTTAAAATACTCAAACCAGGATATTTTGGATGAATTATCCTGTCGGAACTAATTATCTCTTTATTTTGGTCTGTTACATTCATTACAGTAATATGAGTATCCATCTCTAAAATACTTTACCTTTTGAAAATTTTCTTCAATAAGTGGTTTTTCTACGCCACACTTATCACAGATCCTGTTCTTTTTTTGTGTGTTTTCTGACTCGTTTGAGTTCTTTGAGTTCCAATTTAATATTTTTATAAGCTGTTTCAGCATCAATTTTTCCTCCCATTTCTAATGCACAAATAACATCAACTCTACTTCCAAAATGTGCTAATGCCTTTTCAAAATTGTCAAGTTCATACATCAAATTGCTCCTTCCATGGATTATCTGCAATAATATCTATACGTCTATCTACTGCCTCAATAGAATTCATAAGTTCATAAAGAATATTGGAAGTTTCTATATTTTCTTCTTCTAATCTTTTTACATCAAGAAGAAGACCATTATATTTTTCTTCTAATTCAATTAATTTATCGTAAATGTTATTAGTTTCTACAATTGGTTTTTGAGTTGGAGAAAATAACCAACTAATAAACTTAACTATCATTTCTCATACTCCTCAATACACTTTGAACATACAACATTTCGTCTTGAAGTCTTTGAATACGTTCATCAAACGATTTAATCCATTCAATGATCATAAAGGACTCACCAGTTTCATCATTTTTTACCGTATAATAATAATCGCCCGTATCCTCATCTTCATAAGGATACAGACGTTGTTCCAAATCAGAAACTATTTGCCATAATAATATACGAATAGTTCTAAATTTCATAATATTCCAACTGATTTAAGATATCGACGATATGCCATAAATCTACCAAGTTTGGGTTGATCTTTAATCTCCAACTGATGGCAAATCTCACAATAACATAACCACTCATACCAAGGAGTAGTAGGATCTAGTTCATGATATGGATAATCAGAGTTTTCCACCTACAGTTCCCTCATAACCTTGGGATTGAGGGAAACCTTCCTGCCGTCCTTTAAGATAAAAACGGGTTGCTGCGATACACTGCTCTTCAGTGAGAGATGTGATAATCCCATTTCCTTCAAGATCCGTCGAATCCCAGAGTCCATATCTTTTTTGCTCAACGTAAAAGCAATCATCAATTAGTTTCTTTTCCATTCTTCAAATCTGGATGAGGTGCATATAAAGGCCCATTATAATTACCTGCAAACTTTGCAAGTTCTGTTACTGCTTTAACAGTCTCAGGAGTTTCTTCCCACTCCCAAGAGTTTCCGTTTTTATCAACAAAAGTGCGTAATGTCATAGAGTAATCCAGCGTTCGTTTTCAAGAGTCCATTTAGTTACTTCTGCGATACGTTCCCGAACAGATTTGGCAGGAACCCACCCCAGTTCTTTCATTTTATCACCACATAAAGCATAACGCAAGTCATGACCTGGACGTGACGAATGAAAATCTACAAGTTCATAATTTAATTCTTTTCCTTGGGCTTCGGCAATGATTTGTGCCAACTCCAAGTTGTTGAGTTCTTCCGATCCAACAATGTTAAACTTAGGGCATTTAGCGTTACCCCAAGTAGGTTCAAACTCACCCTCATAATTTACCAAAAATAAAACAGCAGATGCAACATCTTCAGCATGAATATAATGACGTGACCCAGGAATAGTTCTAGTTGAGTCACTATGAATAGTTACAGTTTCATTATCACGAATGCGCTTAATGCACATTGGAATATATTTTTCTGGATGCTGGCGCTCACCAAATACATTCATAGTATGAGTAATGTAAATGGGAAGACCATAGGTATTCTCATATGCTACAGCAAGTTCTTCACCACCTGCTTTAGTTGCGCTATATGGATTAGTGGAATTATAGCGATCATTCTCTTTGTATTTGATGCCATTTGGTGCAGGTCCAAATACTTCATCGGTGCTGAAATATACAAATCTTTTAAGATTATTTTTTTGAAGACGTGCAAATTCAAGAATATTGCATGTTGCAACTACATTATCAAGAACAAACTCCATAGGATATTCAATACTACGGTCAACGTGAGAACCAGCAGCAAGATGAAGAATATAGTCAACTTGACCAATTTCAGAACGTACAAGAGGATTGAGTTCTGCTTTAAGATCATGATGAACAACTTTCACACGTTTGCGAACTTCAGAATCAAATGAAAGCATTAGGTCGTGAAGACGATTAAGATTACCACTATAATCAAGACGATCTAGTGTTACAACTTCCCAATCAGTTGTTTTTAAAATTTGACCGATCAAATGATGAGCAATAAACCCCGCTCCACCAGTAATTAAAACTCTGTTAGACACTTCAATCCTCCTTGTACGAAATAGTATAGTCTTTCTTTTTGAATTTACAACGTTCTATGTATTTTTTAGCATGTGCTTCACATTGGAAGTAACATGTTTTTTTATCCTTTAAATCTTTCCCGTCTTTATGGACAACTTTGATTGGAAATCCAGAATGTGGAAATTCTTCTTTAATTGGTTTAATCATGTTGGTTGTTCAATGTGTTGAGTATAGACCAAATCAAATAGTTCGTCAAGTATCTCATTGCAGTTTTGATAGTCCTGACCATTGAGAGCAGTTTTTTCCAACTGATACCGTCGAACTGCGGTATAAATGAGTTTATATTGTTCGGGTGTAAAATTCATCAGTCGTAAAGGTTTTGCTCTTGGTTCAATCTATCTAAGTGATGATAAATGGTCTCTTGTGAGTATTGAAACTCTTTAAACCGCCTTGGATTACTCTTTTGCATTTTAGAAAGCATATTAATCCAGTCATAGCGTTTATCTACAACCCAACCATAATGGCGTTCATCGTGCAAATAATCAAACTTCGTCATCATTTAATTCTACCTCATCAGTAAGGTCTTTTAATCTATCAAAAAAATGCTCATCAAGAGGAATGAGTTTTTCTTTACCCGTTTCAATATCATCTACCATTTGCAGTAAATGTTCAAGAAACTCTTTTGGGTATACATCATCTTCGTTAAGTGATGCCCAAAACCAATCAAGACATTCTGCTTCTGGATCATCCTCTTTCATAAGAGCATAACCAGCATAATTCGATGTCATAAGATCTCCCCAAATACGGAAGGTAGATCGGATACTCTGCCATCCTGTCATCCAACAGTGACCAATCCAATACTCCCACCAATTAAGAGTGGTTTTATTTTTCTTTGGTGCTGTTCCTCTAACTAGTGTGCTAAACATAATGGGGTTTCTCCGTATCAAACTGATAGAACTTAACGTCTTTCATATCTAGGCACATGCGTATTGTAGTATGTTCCCGCTCTTCGCGTGGTGTTCCACGATACATCCAGCGTCGTTGGTAAGCACAGCACCAAATGTTGTAGAAGATTTTAGATTTAGCGTTCACTTAAAGTATAAGTTCTAGGACCCCTGCTTGGATTATTTTCATGATATTTTCTTACGGCATCTCCACCAATCCCACCTTGAGAATTCAAAATTTTCATTACTTGTTTTTTTGAGAGTTTACCTTTTTTAGATTTTATTTTTTCAATTTCTTTTTTCTTTGCTTCTTCTAGAAATTGTTTGAAAGTAATCATGATTTTTTGAAAGTATTTATTAATAATCATCACCCTTTCATATAGATTTTCATTCATCAACTACCTCAAACTCATTGAGTTGATCACAGGATACTTCATACCCACCAATAAAATACCAGTATTGGCCGTTACGTTCCCCCAAATAATGAAATTGAGTTTCGTCAAATACATTCTCACGAATTGCTGCTTGCATCCTAAAGTGAAGGAGTTCTGCTTTACTTGGAACTTTCATAGTCATCATCCCACGGTGCTTTACGGTTCATAATCTCTTTTAATCTTTCTACTGCTTTTGGATCTGGTGGTTCATTCAAGCGTTCTACAAGGGCATCATAATCCTTTGCAGGTAATACAATACGCTCAGGTTTTGCACCTTTACCCCAGAACTTTTCAAACTCGCACTTATAGTTCATATCCAACCATCCACCATTCAGAGAACTCCAAAACTCTCCCCAAACGTGATAATCATCAAAGCGAAAACCTTGATGAGACATCAACCTATACCACCACCAGAATGGAGTATAACGGAGCAATCTATTTGAGATAATCCATTTGTTGATTAACTCCATCTTCCCAACCTCAACTTGCGTTCAGGTGACATACGAGGATCATAAGGATCATCATAAGGATAGATGTATTCGCAACACCAACCCCATGATAATGCTTCCCAGAAGTCATCACCCCCATAAGGATATTGTGTGGTGTAACAATCTATGATATATGGGATGATGCGGAATCCTTCACAGAACCACTCCCATTTAGTCATCTGCCAGTATTCTTTCCAGGTCATTTTTCCTCCCAACAATCATTCTCATAATCCCAGTGTCTACAATCATAAAGACAAATAGAGGCACCAAATCCAAAAAGGTCAAACTCTAACATAAATCCTGCGTGGTCTTCTTTGATTGACCATTCCATATAAAAATTGAAAAGACCATTTCTTTGATAGGCATTTACCTGAACATACTTATTTTTGAATGGAGTTGCCCAGGTTTTCTCATAGATGTGGTCATACCTATCAATAGGAAGTGAGATTTCAAAGGCAAGTTTAATCAGGTTCATTTTTCCTCTAACTCATCAAGTTTCTCATTCACAAAGTCAGTAATATCAATCTTATTCACATCCACACCTTCATCTTGGCAGTCAAGGATAAACTCCATAAAGGCACCAAGAATCAGACAAGCACGTTTCTTGTCGTGTTCCAGAATGGTAGTATGAGGATGAGCAACATAATGAACGATGTGCTCATAGAGTTGATCGTAAGTCACGGGGTTTCGTTGCTCCAATAATAACGTAGTCTATCACCATCTGCGTGAATATTCAAGTGGTAGATTTTGTCGTTTTCACCATAAATGCCAATCCACAGGCTGCGTTCATTCATACTTTCCAGGTGAAACATCGCAATATCTTGTAGAACAATTTCGTCTGGGTTTTCTTGGAATCTACTCATGAGTAATTAAAATGATAGTGTGTTTGCCAAGTAAAGATTGGTTGGTCACGTTTTTCAACCATCATTCTAACACGTTCTGGAATGAGATTATCATAACGTTTAAAGAATTCTTCTTCTGTAAGTTCTTCAAATCCTTGCATATAATAACTAGCACTCATACCAATAAAATTTACAAACTTTTCTTTTTCTCTGTCTTTACCATCGTATGATTTGTAATTACGACAAATCATCAACCAGAAAGATCTACCCTCACCAGTTGCAAGGTAATCAATCACAAAGAAACGATAAAATGGTTCAGTCATTTGCATTATACCTTGATTTTTTAACTCTATCCAAGAAAGCAATAGATTGTTGATAAAGACCCTCAATCAAATTCTCAATATCATCAATCGCAATATGAGTGTATTCTTGGTTGAGATGGTCACACTTAAAGGCATCAATCATAGAACGAAACGCAATCATTTGTTGTTGTTCTGCTGTGATTGGTGTGCCGTGAGGAAGTCCAGAGGTTTCAAGATTATGGTAAGAGTTGTATCGTTCAAGAATACGATCACTTCTCACTTTGCGTTCCCATTCTTCTTTTTCAATTTCAGCAAGTTTTAGCAACTCATTACCATTCTCTTTGTAGAGTTTATCAACGGCATCAAGTGCCTTTCGTTCTGCTTCACGACGCTCAGCTTCCTCAAACATTTCATCTGGATATGGTCCATAAAGGTCTTTTGCGGCATCTTCCATTTTTCGCATATCCTCTTTGTAGATAAGTTCTCTCAACCTCTGTTTGCCGTATTCAGTGAGTTCGTGTTTTTTGTTGCGGAGTTCTTCTACTTCCTCTTGTGTGAGATTAACCCACGGCATTTCATCGTTCATTTTGCTCCATAGCATACTCTTCCTGCTGTTCTAACTTTCTTTCAAGTTTCTCAATCCTATCACACAACTCGGTGATAATACAAATCAAAGAAGGATAGCAAATGGTTTCAGTATCATTCCCATCCTCCATATCAATATATCTAGAATAGGAAAGTTCTTTCTCAAAGTTTCGGTTAGTCATAATAAGTGTTCGTGTTTCCGTAGTTTAGATAATGCCAGAACAGTTCTCTCATTCTTTCTTCATCTGTAAATCCATCCAAATGCATCCACATATAATCTCTCCAAGAATACACACAATACTCAAAGAGATAAATGGAAGTCCAGATAGTCCACTTCTTCCAGGTGTCAGTCATCTGTGTATTTCCTTGCGTTAAGTGTTCTCCACATTACAATCTGTTCAAAACATTCTCCAAGAGAACGACAAACAAAACTGTCCTCATCAATACCATCAGGTCCATCCCAGATTGTAGCAGTATATCCTTTGGTTGGATGAGGTGTATAAGTGATTTCAATTCTCATCGCAACATCTCCTTCATTTTACGCAAACAATCGTTGAAACCATCCACAAGTAATTCAACATCTACATTCTGCGAACCAGCAGCAGATTGTTGATCAGGCAACCATTCTTCAACAGCATCTACGATCTCATCACACATATCAATAGAGAAACCAAGTTTGTCTCTCATAATGTTCCAGAGTTTTTGTGCTTGACGTTCTTTTATCAACTTATCAACTATTTCATCCAAAGGACTTCTAGGTTTTGTGGGTTCTTCTGTTAAGACTTTTTTATTATTCCTCAAAATCCAAAATTCAATTTGGTCGGCAAGGTCGTCAATACATTCATTCACAGACCACATATTTTTAGATGTGAATGTATCCATCCACCATCGGTCTATCACCTGACGGATTGTTTTGTTTTCTACATTTTCACTAATATCGTGCTCAACCTCATCATATTCAAGAGGTTCATCGGGACAATATGGTTCATCAGGTGGAACTGCTTTTACTTGTCCTGCCTCATAACCTGCTTGGAAACCCTGCCACCTCATTTCATCATACTCGGAGTCAGTTTCCAATTCAGGATATTGTCCCCACCAATCTTTATATGCTTCTGCTACTGGTGATTTGTGTTCATCAACCACATCATCATACTTCCCCTTCTTCACATCATTAAACCATACACCTTCAAGCAAACGATGAGTTTCACCATCAGTAATTTTTACCAAAATCACACCATTATCAGTTTTTTTCTTATACCAATTGTGGTTCATACCAGCAAAGTCAAGACGATAATAAACCTCATCATTATAAGAGACAACCTCACCCTTAACAGTATATTGAAGGTTCATTCTTGGTTGAGATTTATGTGTTTCAATCTCTTTGAGGAGTTCTAATTTTGCTTGAAGCACTTTGATTTCTGCTTCTGTCTTTTCAATATCTGTGTTAAAAGTCATTTGTTTCAAGTAAGGAGTAGCATCCATCACACCATCTTTCATTGCTTGTCTAAAAGCATTACGAAGTCCATCGGCAACTTGTTCTGGTGTTTGTGGTTTTGGTTGAAATTCAGTCATTTTCAGTTTCTCCAACATACTGTTGTGCGTTTAGTGTTCTCCACATTATAATCTGCTCAAAACATTCCCCAAGATTGCGACAAACAAAACTATCTTCATCCACCCCATCTGGACCATCCCATATTGTAGCAGTATATCCCTTCGTAGGATGTGGAGTATAAGTAATTTCAATCCTCATCGGTCTTGGTGCATCTCCCAGTATTATAACCCGTCAAGAAGGCAGAATGAACCCACTTGGTCATCAAATCTTTACGAGTATTCACATC